GAAATCAGGCCGTCAGATGTGACGGCTAAATCAGCCTGTCCCGCTTCCGCCAGGGCAACCGAAGCGCGCAGGGTATCCATACGCGCGCTGGCATCGGTGACCGCGCTGGAAATGTCATAGAAGGCGGTGGCGGTGGCCTGCACACCGGGCACGGAGCCTGCACCGACGGCCAGCACCTGTTGGCTGAGTGCCGCGATTTGCGCGTCCGTCTGCCCGGTGACGGCCTGCACGTTCGCCATGGCGGACTCAAACTGCACAGCGGAATCAAAAGCATCCTTGCCAAATTTGACCGCTGCCACCGCCGCCCCCGCAAAGGCGGCCTTGGTCGCCATGCCCATCGCGCTGGACGCTTTCGCCATGCGCGAATCAGCAGTCGTGACCTGCCCCTCGGCCTCACGCAGGCCAGAAGCGAGTTTGCTGGTATCGGCGTAAACGCCGACAAAAAGACGGGCGACTTCGGTCATTTGTATTGGGGGTTCCTGTAGGCTTCAAGTACCTTATGGTGTTCCCACGCCAGAAAGAAGTTCTCCGACGAGAGACTGAGCCAATAATCCGGGGTAGCGCCGAATTCCTTGCTGAGCAGGTGCGATTGCACGCGCGCAAAAGCGGCGGGCGGCGCGGGTTCGTCCGCCATTTCCGGCCAGAAGACAGCGCGGATTATTTTTTTGCTTTTTGGGCGGCAACCTCAACGCCCATGAGGGCGCGCTGTAGGCTGCGAATCATGCGCCACCAGTCCACCTGAATCATATCCTCGAAGTCTTCGGGCTTGGTGAACACGTATTGCTCTTTCCCATTGCTGCTGGGAAAGCTTTTGATAACCTCGTTCTCAGCAAGGTAGTCATGCAAAGCGCGGTAGGGCAGCAGTTCCGGCTTGACAAGTGAACCGTCTTTTTCGACGCGCGGCTTACCATCTTCCAGATGAGCAACGCGGCGGCGGTCACATTCAGCCATCAGCCAGCCGATATGCGCGACGTGTTTGTGGGCAACAAAAAGCGCCGGAAGGTTTTCGGCCTCCGGCGCGTCATCTGTTGTCTGGTTTTCTGGATTATCCGTCATGATTTACCAGACATCCGTTTCAGACTCTTTCACGAGGTCGCCCGTCACCTGGAAGTCCACCGTCCACTCAATCAGGCCTTCATAGGTAACGGTCTTGGGGCGGCTGCTGATGAACATTGACCCGGCGTCGCAGGGGTCCGTACCAGCCCGTGACCCGGCGGGGCCATACTGGAAACTACGCAGTGTGCCGTCCGCCTTCATCAGCTGGTTGTGCGGCTGGGAGGAGGTACCGCTGGCTGCTTCGTAGATATACTTAAACGATCCAGTTGCATCGCGCAGGGTGGGTACATACGACTTGCTCGCCTCACTGCCTGCGGTGCTGTCTACCTTGTCTACTGTTGAGGTCAGGGTGAATTCACGCAGTCCGGTCACTTGCGTGCCGTCCACATACAAGACGCCGCTGTACCCATAGGTGCGATCAGTGCTTGCCATCTTCGTTTACTCCTTGTTGATTACGAACTTGAGAACAAAACAACTGTATAACGCCCACCTGCATAATAGGCGGGTTCGCCTGCCACCATATCGGGAATCCAGAACGGCTCCGTGTGCCAGAACACATTACACGTCCAGCCCGATATGGTGATACTGGCCTGCTGACCATGCAGCGCGGTTTTGAGTGCCGCCATGATGGTGCGCGCGCTGGTGGCGGCGGCGCTGTGGTCTTTGTCCTGCGTATAGACGCCCACCTGCCACGTTTCCACGCGCCAGTCGCCGCTGACATTGTTCATTTCCCCGCCGCCGATATGCTCCACAAGAATGTAAGGACTGCTAATCCCTGACGGCGCTTGTGATAGGAAGGTATTGGCTGCGCCTGTGACGCTGGCGGCCACCAGGCGCGCCTTGATGCCTGCAACGACTTCGTGCATTAGTAGCGGCTCACATGTTGAACGATGAAGTGCTGCACTTCGTTCTCAACCAGTTTATTTCTGGTAATTTCGGCATACAGCAGGATCGCCATTGGCCCAAAGAAGGGGCGAGCGCGCAAATTGTGGCCCGGAAAGCCGTATTCCAGGGCGCGGGCGTAGGGCGAATTGCTGATGACGGCGTACCCCCCGGTCGGAATTTTGACCACCTGAATACTGCGCGATAAGTCGCCCGTTTCGATGGCGGGCGGCTGTCCTGGCATCGAGCGCGGCGGTACGACGCCGGACCAGCGGTCAATCACAATCTCGCGGCCTCGCTCGGCAGCGGGTTGGGCGATCTGGTCGCCCAGCTTACCGGAATCGACGGCGGTGGCTAAGGCGCGCAGGCGGCGGGTGTCAACGGTCATTCGCCTAAAAGCCTCTTAAAGCGACGAAATCTCATTCGGGTTCCAATTGGATAATATAGCGGCGCGTGAAAACATCATGCTCCACAATGCGAAAGTAAAATTTTCCGAGATGAATAACGTCATCGTCGGAAATTTGTTTTTGTGGCATCTCACGCAAATCGATCTCGTCAAAATAAAAGCAGTCCTGTCTATTTGGAACAGGAAGAAGCTCCAACTCTTCGCTCATGCGCTCACCTTTCTTACTGTTGCGCGGCGGGTGTCAACGGTCATTTGTCCAGCTCCACGTCGAGACTGCATTCAATGCGCTTATAGCCGCCAATCCATCCCGCGAACTGGATAATTTGGTGACATAGCCACATCCGACGGCGCTGGCGTTTTTCGCCCATTAGCTTGACGCGCAGCACAACGGATTTAGATATGATTTTTTGCGCGTCCACTTTGCCCCTAAGATTCAGTTCTTCGCTCATGCGCTCACCTTCCCGACGGTTGCGCGGCGCGTCATGCGCTCGCTGTGGTCATCCCACAGCGCCACCACTTTGTATTCATCGCCGCCAATAATCACCACGTCATCACTTTGAATATCGGCGTCATACGCAAATCGCAGGCGGTAATATTGCAAGGTGGCTTCCTGCTCAGCAAAGACCTGCATGGCGCGCACGTCGGTTTCGGGCCGCAGGCTGCACGGATAGACGCCCACAGTGGATGTGCCCCCGGTGGGTAGGCCGTATGGATCGGAGCCTGTGCCCTCACTCACGCGGATGATCGTCCCGGTATCAGGAAACATGTGGCTGTTCCACTGCGCGCGTAGTTGAGCCAACCGGTCAGTCGTCAGGGGCATCTACTGCACCCCCGGTAATTCGGTCGTCTTTGCGCCTGCCTGCTGGCGGTGGTATTTGGCCTGATCCATCGCGTGTTTTTGCATCTGCGACAAACTCAAGCCCTCGCCGTCACTGCGAACATCGACCATTTCCCAGGCATTGGCGGCCTTGTCTTCCCAGACTTCCGCCGCCGCCGCGTGCAGGTTGTAGCTGCGCGCCTTAATCTGGTACTGTGTGCCGAGCGTGTCGGCGGTCCGCCGGAACCAGCCCCCAGCGTAGTCGCTAATCTCAAAATCAGCGATGCTGGCTTCATTCCCGGCGCTGTCCTCGATGCTGAAATACTGCGTGCCGCTGCCGGACTCTTCCAGATTGCCCAACTTGCGCGGCGTGTAGTAATCGTGCCATTCCAGCGTGCCATTGTTCCACTCAGGCCGCGCCGTCATCTGGGCAAAGTTGAGGACCAGCACATGCCGATCTAACACGTCCTGAAGCTGGGCATCGGACCAGTAGGACGTACCCGCCAGCGTGTAGTCTGCCGTGCCTGCCTGCGTCATGCGGCGCAAGCGCATGACCATCGTTCCCATGCCATCACGGAGCGCCATAACCCAATTCCTTTAATACGCGCGCCGTATGTTTGTCAATCAACCGACGCAGCGATTGCAGGGCTGCCTCGTCAATACTGCCATCTTTGTTTGTCTTCACCCGTGCGCCAAGTGTATGGCGCGGGTCGCCAATGCCATCAAAAATATGGATAACGAAGCTCGTCATCTCTCCTTCGTATGGTCGGGGGCGTCTATCACAAACAACCTGCCACCCGTTATCCAGATGTTTCACGAAATTGCCATTGCTGCTCATGAATTCGCTCCACTCTCAAAAATACCCATGTCAACGGTGTTCATGCTCGTGCCCAGCGTGGCGTCCATCAAATCTAAAAACGCCGCCGGGTCAAAGGCCTGTCCGATAAACCGCGCGCGCCAGTTCAGCGCCGGACTGTCCCATCGGCGCGCGACCATGACGGCCTGCGTCGTGCCCATGACCAGCGCGTCAATCGGGTAGTCGAGCCTGGCTTTGTATTCTGCGTAGTGCTGGGGCTGCCCGGTGGCCGTTTCCAGCGTGCCGAGTTCCTGAAAGTACATGACGGTGGGCACGCCCAGGGCAATCGACAGGTAGCCATAGGTGCCGGAAGAGACCACCACATCGGCGTTTAGAATGTCGTGGTGGGTGTTGTCATACACCCCAGGATTGTAGGTGGCGGACGCCACCAGGGGCAATCCGTTGGCGGCCAGGCTGCCCAGATAACGCACCGTCAGATCAAAGCCCATCGTCAGCAGCGCGTCAAAAACGCGGCGGTTGGCATCCTTTTCCGGCTCCGGTAAAAAGTCGCTGCCGTCGGGGTGGATTGGCGCAAATAAAACCCGCGTGCCATCTTTGGCGGTGGGCACACGGAGCGGCGTCCAGGGCCAGCCCAGCACATGGATCGGGTACGGGTAGCCGTAGGCTTCCATGATTTCCTTGTGACCGATAGCGGGCACGATGCAGGCATCCACAGGCTGCGGCTCCCAGATGCCGTCCCATTGCAAGTTCGGGTTGGCCCCGTGCGGCAGCACGACGATTTTTGCACCGTTGTCGCGGTGAAAGGCGATGAGTTCCCGGTAGCCCAGAATCGGCGCGTCATGGTCAATCAGCAGCAAATCCACCTGTTGCCGGGTTTCGCGCCAGTCATAGCCGGAATCTAAAAGGGCGTCGATGTATGGACGCCCTTTGTTCTGGTGGTTGGTGGCTGTGAAAGTGGTCATTTTAGCTTGTTCAGTTTCTCCTGTGCCCGCTTGAGTTCAGCGCGGATCACCGCCGCCTGATCGCGGTCTGTGGTGCTTTTGAGCAGGGCCTTTGCGCCCGTAATGGCGATCTGCGTCTTGAGGCGATGCAGCGCCAGCCAACGCTGTCCGTGTGGGCCGTAGGCCATCAGGCATCCTCCGATTCCCGCTGCGCGATATACTCCTCCACCGCCGCAACAGCATCTTGGAGTGTGCCACGAACGCCCCATGACACGGAACCAACCGCCGTCACATGTTCGCAGCCATAGTCATTTCCGGCACCATTCCAGATGTAGAACATCCCGTATTTGTTTCTTGTCCACCACGCAACGCACGGAAACTGCTGTAAGTGTTTTAGCAGGCCGTCCATCGTGCAGGCTATCTGCTCATCAACACTGCTCATCAAACCCTCTCCGATTCGGCCTCCGGCATGGCCCTGATTATACCACGCGCATAGGCGCGCAGACTATCCTCATCATGCAGGCCGTTGCTGTTCATATCCAGCCCGCGCACCCGGCGCACCAGCGAAAGATAGTTGTCCTCGACGTGCTTCATAAATTCGTCGGGATAATCGCGCGATGTGCCGCCGCCCAGGTGCTGCAAGCCCCAATCGACCTGCACCAGACCGTAGCCCAGCTTGATAGCGCGGTAGCAGAGGTCGGAATCTTCCCAATACCCGAACGGGAAATGTTGGGCGTCCAGGCCGTCCAGCACCTGCCAGATTTCGCGGCGGGCGGCCACCGCCCAGCCCTCGATGTAGGGCAGCAGTTCATTATCCACTGATTTCATGCCCTGGATTTGCCCGGTAATGGCTCCGGTGCGAACGCCGCGCACCATATCCAGCCAGCCCGGTTTGGTGGCGGCGATGTCGTTATTCAGCAGCAGCACAATATCCCCGTTGGCGAGCTTCAAGCCCTGGTTGCTGCCTGCCGCAAACCCAATATTGCTGGTGTTTTTGTGGTAGACCCCACGCAGGCGCTCCACCATGGCGAAGATTTGCGCGGATATGTCCTCGTCGCTGGCGTTGTCAATGATGATGACTTCATCCGCGCCCCGCACGGCAGCTTCATAGGCCGCGATGTACTCCGGGTGATTGTGCCAGAGCGTAACAATCGAGAGGCGGCGGCCCGGTGACGGCATGACAAATTGACGGCTGGCCCGCAGGCCCTCCTCAACCAGTCCAAACAAGGGCTTCCAGTATTCCTCGGTGACGGTGGCGGCGTCGTAGTTTTCGACCACGCCCGCCCGCGCCTTGTTCGCCAGCGCAGCATTGCCGCGCTTTTGGTAGGCTTTCTGGTACGCCTCGGTAATGGCCTCCACATCGGGAATGGCCTGGTAGCTCTGCTGATACGTCCAGAGTTTGTGCTTGATTGGAACTTTCCAGCCCGCGAACAACTTTTCGGGCATGGATGAAAAGTCGGTGACGATGGCGGGCGTGCCGCAGCTTTGCGCTTCCACAATCGGCAGGCCAAAACCCTCACCCATCGTGGCATGGCTTAACACGTCTATGGCGTTGTACCAGTTGACCATATACGCCTGATCGGTCAGCCCGGCGGTGATTTCATACTGGTTCGTCGCCAGAATCGCATCCATCGGCAGGCCAATCACGTCGCACATGCGCACGATGTTTTCATCGGCCACCAGCGGCGTATGGATCGCCAATCGCACATTGTCGGGGTCTTTTTCCCAGAAGGCCTTAAACGCCCGGATTTGCGGTTCCAGCGCCTTCCGACTGGGTGTGCCCTTGTTGGCCCCAATCAGACCCACGATAAACAGGCCGCTTGACCAGTCCGTGCGGTCATCCTTTTGACTGAGGAATTCGCGGGCGACCAGCAGGTCGCCCGGTTTCCAGACGGCGGTGTTGATGCCATGCGGAATATAGGCGGCTTCGATGCCTGCCGCCTTGCAGAGTGCCTGCCCGTCCCGGCTCAACACAACCGGGAACTGGCAATGCTGCAAGACCGTTTTACAGGCCAGCGGCAGCGGATGATGATCGACCGGAAACCAGGCCAGCCAGGGGATGCCGTCGAAAAATTCGGGGCGGTAGGCCCACACGTCATGCAGTGTCATCAGCAGATCAGCCTTGAAATAGGTCATGTCCGCCGCGAATATTTGCGAGCCGCGCGGGTCTTCGGAAGCGTCCATCGGCAGCACCTGAATGGCTTTATTGTTGCCAATGGGAAAAGCGACGGGCGAACCGCCCAGAGACGAATTCGCCCGCATCACGAATTGATGACCCAGCCCCGCCCAGCGCGGCAGCATTTCAAGTGCCTGCGTGCCGTAGCCGCTGGGGGCCAGGGGTGGGTTCGAGGAGAAGAGAATCCGCATTAGATCGTAGAAGGCAGCATTAGAACGACGATGTTGGCGGCGTTCAGGTTGCTGTAGGTGAAATGAATGTCATTGCCAACGGTGGCATGGCGCGCTGATTCAATCTGAAAAGCGACCTGCTCACCGATTGCCAGACTGATGGCCTGATTTCCCAGCGCGCCCCGGAAGGCGTAACGGTGGTCGGTACCCGCCGTGATGGTCAGTGTACCCGCCGTGCCGTTGGTCTGGACGAGGACCACCAGGCGGTCCCAGCGCGACTGCGCGCTGATGATATTGCCGTTGGATACATCAACCGTGCCATGAGCAAACAGGGTACCGCTAGAGGTACCGCCTGCCAATGGTACGCTGATGGGTGTGAGTGCAGTTTCTGCCATTGGTTAGCCTCCCTAAATCCGCGTCAGCCAGAGACCCACGAGGCCGTCCGGCTGCACAACCTTCGCGCCGTACAGTTGCAGACCCTTGATGGCATCCGCGAACCGCAGTTCGGGGCGGTAGGCTTCGATTTTGCTGAGTTGCGATGCAAAGGTGGTCGCGCCACCCCAGCCCGCGATGCAGTGAAACTCCGTGCCGGCTGTGGTGGTGGGCACGTTGTTAGATTGCAGGATGTTGATGCCTGCGATGCGCGTCACCATGCCGTTGATCTGGCGCATGTCGGCAGCTTCCGCGCCAGAGGCGACGATGTTGCTGTCTTTACGCAGCACGCCCACACAGTAGGGCGGCAGGATCAGGAAACGGTCGATGTTGGGGGCGTTGAGTTCATCGAGCGCCACCTGCACATTGACGATGTGGTCGTACAGCGCGCCTTCGGTGCCCAGGTTGCCAGACGGCGAAGTGGCGGCGAACAATTCGGTGCCGCAGGCGCTGCCCATCGTGGTAGCGATGAACTGGTCAGCGGTATCGGCCAGCTTGTAAGCCGCGCGGCGCATGGCGTCGGACATGAAACTCACGTTGGCCTGTCGCGCGTCCACATCATCTACCTGAAAATGGAAGGATGGCGACTGCGTGATGGTCAGCGTGGTTTGTGCGTCGCTGAGTGCTTCCGGTGCGCTCATGTCGGTGTTGGTGGTGTACGTCGAGATGGTCGGGTCGCCAATCGTGTTAATTCGCACGGTGTCGCCCATGTTGGCGATCAGGCCTTCATATTCACGATTAACGACGCTTGGCTGCCCAAAAACCAGGGCTTTCTCAAATGGCTGTACCATGCGAGCCGCCCAGAGTTCGGGTACAAAATGTCGAACTGTCATAGTGACCTCTTAGGAATTGTTGGCGTCGCGCAGGGCCGCTTCGATCTCCTCGTCACTCAGCCGCATGATTTGTTCGCGATCCATCGCTTGCAAATCCTTGAAGCGCAGCGACACCTTGCCAGTCGGATTCATGACGCCTGCCCCTTGTTGGGGCTGCGACTGTCCATCCTCCGAGCGGATCAGGTGCGGGCTGTCTTTGGCGAGTTGTTCAAGAATAGATGTCACGGCACTGGCTCCGCCATCGTTGGTCGATGTGTCCACCCCGGATAGGTCAGCCAATTTCTTAGCCTCCTGCCAGTTGTGGAATTTCAGATCAGCAGCAGCGGTAATGACGGCCCGATCCAGCGCGGCGTCCTTGAGTTTCGCTTGTAGCGCCTCATTTTCAGCCGCCCGTTTCGTGGCGAGTTCTTCCCACTTTTTCTCTTCTGCCAGCCGCGCGTCCTCGGCTCGCTGCTTCTCAGCCGCGAGGCGGTCGCGTTCAGCCTTAATCGCGTTCAGATCGTCCAGTCGCGTGGTGGATTTCTCCTGCAGCTTCTGGATGGCTGCCGCGATTTCGGCGGGCGTGGCACTGCTGACCCACTGCAAATCTTGCGGAATGTCCGACGCTTTCGCGCCTGATTCCACTGGTGTTACGGGTGCGCCTTCCGGCGTGGGGTTCACATCTTCCGACATGATAACTCCTCTTAAAGTAAAAACCGCCTTTCGGCGGTTCGTTAAGGATGAACTTGGAAGAAACTAATTATCGAAACTCCATTGTGCATTTACAATTGCTCAGGCATTCGCTGCTCTCACCCGGCGGCGGGAGCGTGCCAATCGGTTGCCAGTTTTGCGCGGCGTAGCCTTCGCAGTCCCCGCAATGTTCGGCGGGGTTCAACTGGCGGCGCTCCTGCGTGTAATTAAGTTCGCCCGCTGTGGTGCGGCGCGCATCCCAAAACACGCTTTGCGCGTGATTGTGATACATCTGCAACCGCGCGGCGACCTGTGCATCCGAGAGCGCCGCCGGATCAAACCCTCGCAGATAACTAAATTCCGTTTCCAGCCAGTTGCTTACCCGGTCAAGGTCGGTCTGCGTCAGGGCGTCAAATCCACCCCGGCCAATGGCGGCGGACTGCAAATGGAAGCGGCGCAAGTTGGTCGCCATGTCCGCCAGCCAGCGCGCGGCGTCAATCGCGCCCGAATTGAATGCGGCATAGACATCCAATGCGCGCTCTTGTTCTTCCTGCGATAGCGCGTCCAGCAACTGTCGCTCGTCGAGATCGAGGCCTGGCGCAGTCTGCCATTTGAGCCGCGATATGCTGAAGATGAACAGACCCATCAGGACGGCCCGCAGCAGGTTGTTTCTGCGCCGTTCGGCGTCGGCTTCCGCGTCGCCAATATCCGCATAGGTGACTTCGGAATCACTCAGGGGGTTGTCGGTCATCGCCCTCGTTGTGCCTCAACCAGCGGATTACTACTGGGCACGCGTGCCGCGCGCCCGACCTGTGCGCTCTCATCCGCGCTCTGGGCCTGATTGCCGCGTGTCGCTCTGGCCGCGCCTTCCCGCTCCTGAAGCTTGCGTTTGGCGCGTTCGTCGTCCGGTTCAAAGCCGACCCGCGTTAAGATGGTATCATCACTCAGGCCATGATTGGAGAGGACATCCAGCGCGGAGGCGGTTTCGGCTAGATTGGTCGGCAGCGGCGCGGGCGGCGTCACCTTAACCGGGATGTGCGCGCCAAAACCGCCCAATTCCAGCGCGGCCTGACACATATCGCGCAGGGTTTCGGCGGCGTCCAGCCATTTCGATTGGCGCTTGAACAAAGCATCTTGATAGACCACGCGCAAATCAAAATTGCTCATTTTGCCGAGTTGACCCGCGACGGCTGCCGGGTCCACTTCGCGCGCACTGTTCCAGAACTGGCGCTCCATATACTGCATTTGATCCATTGTGATTTTGCCGTCACTGGTGGGGTGCACATAATAGACCTTAGCGCCAGGCTCCTCAAGTTGAATGGCTTGATTGGGCTTGTTCTTGAAACCATCCTCCAGCCCGCCACCTGTGACGACCAGGCGCGGGAATCCGTGATGGCGCTGAATCATCTGGTTGATGGACACGCTGTAATTGAGCGCGTCATTGACGACGCCCAGCGTGCCCAGGTCATCCTCGCCATAGTACGACAGACTGACGGGTGACGGCAGATTCTGGCCGTCCATGATGGGCGCCCATCGGTAAACCCACTCAACGGGTGTACCGTCCATCGCCCACTTATTTTGCTGCTGTCCGTTTTCCATCATCCCGCTGGTTTCTTTGTAATTGTAGATGGCCCAGCGGCCCGCCTCGGTGCCGTCCTCTTTATAGAGGCGCACAACATCCTTGCGGCGGCGGCGGCCTTTTTCGCCCACCACAATGCTGTACCAGAGGACTTTTTCGGCGTCCATTTCATGCCAGAACACAACCACGTTGCGCGCGTCGAGTGCGATGATGCGCGGCAGCATCTCGGTGCTGCCACGTGGGTCAGGCAGGGCGTTCGGCTCGATTTGCAGGAAATAATGACCCGCCAGTCCGTTGCCCAGAAAGAAGTTATGCAAGAATTTGTTTTTGCGGTTGGCGTCCCAGAAACGATCCAGGAAGTCCTGGCGCGGATCGACAGGCTGCTGGATTTGCACGCCGGGAATGAGGTTGACGGCGCTTTCCAGGGCGCGCCGGATGCCGCTGCGCTGCTGGGCCTCGTCTTTCGTGACCACGAATTCGGTACCCTCGACATTGCCAAAGTCGTCGGTGCCCGTCATCACGCCCACGCCCTTGTCGATAATCAGGCGGCACAACGGCAGGGTAACGTTCGATTTTTGATACTCGGTGGATGTCAACGGCGGCTCGACTTCATTATGATACCGCTTGATGTTCTCATCGATGCGGCGGCGGCGGGCGCTCAGTTCCTTATCCATATCGCGGTCAAGTTCCTGGGCTTCCGGGCCGTTGATTCGTTCCGGGCCGGGATACTGTGCAGCAGGCGGCATTATTCTGGCCCCAAATCTAGCACGCGGGCGATACTGCTTCTATCGCGGTGCATCACCATATAACGCATGGCATCCATGCCGTGATCGTCCTGTTTAATCGGTTCTTCATCGCGTGGTCGATTCTCTTTTTCTTCTGGAAAGATATAGCCGGGAATTTCATCGACGGTACACACCGGGCGGTATTCCTGTCTCAATTCAGGATCAACCTCCACCAGACAATCGCGCACAAAAAAAATGCGCGGCCTGCCGTCCCCCTGCTTTTTGAAGCGTTCCTGCGTTTTTTCCAATCCCAGCGCCTTATCTTTTTTGGCGGGGATGGTGCGAATGCCGTTCTCCTGCAACGTGGCACGGTCGCTGGCATCATGATCGGCTACGGTTGCGGCGTAGTGTTCGCCTTCAGACAGGCGGTTGATTTGTTCGGCATGAACCTTGACGGTGCGCTGTGTCATGTACATCTCACGATACAGATACAGTCTGCCGTCTTCATCCTCGGCCCACCACTGGCACACGAACGGGTTGCGATAGCCGAAATCAATGGCGCGGTAGCGCGTCCATGAGTCGGGAATCTGGAAATCAGGCGACAGTAAATGTAAGTCGGGGTCGTATTCTTCATAAACCTGCCCCTCGGCTGCCACCCACAGGCCCAACCGCCCGCGCTTGTAGCGCACACCCGAGAGGTTATCCAGCACCCGCATTCGTAGCTTGCCCTGCTCGGTTAGCGTGCCGTCCTGATTAAAAATCGTGGGGTTATCCTCGTGACGGCTCTTAATGGTCTTCAGGCTGCCGCGATTCATAATCCAGTGCGTGGGCGCGTCTGGATTGGCGTCCCCCAGCACCTGGGGATACGGGGCATTGCCCGCGCGCCCGGTCGCGCGTCCGGTCAGTTTCTCGAAACTGTCCAGCTTCAACTCTTCGGCCTGATTGATATAAATGATGTCGAACTCGGAAGAGAGGAACTTATCGGGATTGTCCATGCCACCCAAATATAGGCGACTGCCATTGGGATAGTCGTACCATTCCGGGCGCGATTTGCCATACTTGACGAGCGGGCAGCGTGGGCTGTCGGGTGGAATAGGTAGTACTTTTCGCTCAAAAGTCACCACAGCCGAAGCTAGCAGGCTCTTGTAGGTCTGCCGCACCATCAGCCCCTGTGAGCCGGGATATTTGGCGAGAAAGACATTCAATTTGTTCAGGGCCGCCAGCGTTTTGCCCGTGTCGTATGGGCCTTCCAGA